AACCGTTACGTTAAGACTGTAATGGCTGACAACCTGAACATGGACCTGAAAGATAATGACGGTGGGTTTAACTGTGGTAAACCGGCTGGGTACATTGAGGATTTCAAAGCCCTTCCGCAAACCATGCAGGACTTGATTCGTCAGATTAAGCGGGTACGTGCGGTATTCGGGACGATTGAACTTGTCAACGCCGTCACACCAAAAGGTGAATCTGTAGAGGTGGATGTTCATCCATTTATCTGGGAGATTGATAACCGTGATGCGTTCAAAGAGGTAGGCAATGTCTTTGCTAAATTGGCAAAGATGCAGCGTTTGCCTGTGCAGCATGATATTGCTCTTAATACCGTGCAACGCGAGTTGCCAAACGGCAACAGCTTCTACCTTCCTGCGGTTGCACTCAACCTCAACAATACCTTGAGTATTGAAGAGACTGAGCATAGCATCTTCAGTGACTTCCTTTCTTGGATTGAGAATTATAATACCTACATTCTCAACGCTTGGACTGACAAGGCCAATGAGAAAATGGAAGAGGACGATATTGATGTGGTCGATGACTTGGTTGATATCGAAGTTGAAGAGGTAGCACAATGAAACACCCCGCTGAACTGGCGTTACATCAATACATGGAAAACGCTTCCAATGGTAAGTCCACCATGTCCGTAGAAACTATTCAGCAAATAGGACAGGATGTAAAGTGCGCACTTGCACGTCAGTTTGGCGGGGGCAACAAGCGTGATGGGTTTGGTCTGCGCATGTCAAATGTGGGCAGACCAACCTGTCAACTCTGGTTTGAAAAGAACGAACCAGAGAAAGCGTTGCCTCTTCCCACTACATTCGTTATGAACATGATGCTTGGAGACATCGTAGAAGCTGTCTTCAAAGGTTTGTTAAAAGAAGCGGGGGTGAAGTATGAGGACAATGAAAAGGTTACTCTTAAACTTGACGATGATACATCCGTCGATGGCACTTATGATATTGTTATTGATGGTGCTGTTGATGATATTAAGTCAGCATCAAACTGGTCTTACACAAATAAGTTTGAATCCTTCGACTCTCTTAGACAGGGTGATGCTTTCGGGTATGTAGCACAGCTTGCCGGTTACGCCAAGGCTGCTGACAAGAAAGCAGGTGGATGGTGGGTAGTGAACAAGGCCAATGGTCAGTTCAAGTATGTGCCAGCCACAGGCATTGATGTTGACAAAGAAGTATCCAACATCAAGCAAACTGCAGACACAATAAATGAGAATAGGTTTGAGCGTTGCTTTGATGCTGTGCCTGAAACATTTAGAGGTAAGGAGACAGGTAACAAAGTTATTGGCACGGAGTGTAGCTTCTGCCGATTTAGGTTTGCCTGTTGGCCTAGCTTGGAAGAGCGTCCATCCATCATGTCAAAAGCAAAAGACCCAAAGATGGTTGGTTACGTAGAAATAAATAATGCCTAATTATAAAGCATTTCGTGCGGCACGTAAGTATGGGTACAGAAGTGGACTAGAGCATAAACTATCTGTCTATCTTGATGAACTCAAAATCTCATACGACTACGAGAAACTAAAGATAGAGTGGGAAGACCTTGCGTACCGCACATACACTCCTGACTTTGTTCTGAATAATGGCATCATTATTGAAACAAAGGGTATGTTTACCGCAGCCGACAGACGAAAGCATTTAGCTGTCAAGCGGCAACATCCACAACTTGACATTCGGTTTGTGTTTGAGAATAGTAGACGCAAGCTGAGAAAAGGTGCCAAGTCAACTTATGGACAGTGGTGTATAAAATATGGTTTTAGATATTATGACCGCATCATACCGGAAGATTGGTTGAAAGAAAAAGGTAAGAATAAGCATCCAAAGTTTATTAAGTTTAGTGGAACAAAAGTGAAAAGGAGATAACATGATAGAGAAAAAATTTAACAACGAAGATATTGTGGTTCGCATCCGGCCAAAGATGGATGGCAGGGACTACGAGTGGACAGGCGAGATTGACATCAGCATTATCTCTTTTCCTGACAATCCACTTGATGATGAGGACTACTCACAACTGATGCACTTTACTAAGATGATGTGTGCCTCTGTGCCTATCATGGAAAATAGTCAGGTGTTGAGAGATGCAATCCATGACTATGTTATGGAGATGGAAGACGCAAAAGAAGAAGAAGAAAAAGAAGAGAACACCCTTGTAATTACTGGTGAGGATGGCAATATAGTACACCTAGACTTCAGCAGTAAGACGAAAGGGAGTGCATAATGAGACACGAGGCATACATGAAACAGCGGCGTGAACTAGAAGATATGGTCAATAGTCCAGCACATTATAACAAGGCTGGCATTGAGTGCATTGAGGCTATTCGCGCAGCTACAGGAGATGGTTATGAATATTATCTGCAAGGTAACATTATGAAATACCTATGGCGTTATCGCTACAAGAATGGTACAGAGGACTTAGAAAAAGCACAGTGGTATCTTAGAAAGAAGCTGATAGAGGAAGTAGAAGGCTGCTACGATGAGAGTTAAGATTTATATAGCTGTCGATATAGACCCGGAAGATTATCCTGTTCCTGCTGACGGGGATGTGACAGAAGAATTAGAAGAGTACATGTATGACATGTTTTACGATATTGATGGAGCAGAAATTATAAACATCAAAACAAAAATGGAGTGATATGATGAACAACTATTTGCCTACAGACTACCAAACATTTATTGCTACATCCCGTTATGCGCGTTGGATTGAAGACGAACAGCGCAGAGAGACGTGGAGCGAAACTGTAGCACGGTACTTCGATTATATGGAAGGCCACCTTGCAGACAAGTATAGCTATGTTTTGTCAGATGAATTACGCGCAGAACTTGAAGAGGCTGTGCTTAACCAAGACATCATGCCAAGCATGAGAGCATTAATGACCGCCGGTCCCGCGCTTGACCGTTGTCACGTCGGCGGTTACAACTGCTCCTACGTACCAGTGGATAATCCTCGTGCCTTTGACGAGACGATGTATATCCTCATGTGCGGCACTGGTGTAGGCTTCTCTGTGGAACGCCACAATGTTGAGAAGCTGCCAATCGTCAACGAGACTATGCATGACACGGATACTGTCATCAAAGTTGGCGATTCTCGTCCGGGCTGGGCCAAATCCCTGCGTGAATTAATTTCGCTCCTTTACGCAGGGCAAATCCCAAAGTGGGATACCAGTGAGGTACGCCCCGCTGGTGCGCGTCTGAAGACGTTTGGGGGTCGCGCTAGTGGCCCAGCCCCTCTGGAAAACTTGTTTAACTTCTGCATCAAGAAGTTCAAAGGTGCTGCTGGCCGTCGCCTCTACCCTATCGAATGCCATGACATCATGTGCAAAATCGGTGAGGTTGTAGTTGTCGGTGGCGTCCGTCGTTCTGCTTTGATTAGCCTATCTAATCTTAACGATGACCAGATGGCACATGCAAAGTCAGGTCAGTGGTGGGACGAGCCACAGAAAAACATCTACAGGGAAGGCCAACGCGCACTCGCTAACAACAGTGTCGCTTACAAAGAAAAGCCGCAGATGGGTACATTTATGCGTGAGTGGCTGTCGTTGTACGAGTCAGGCTCTGGTGAGCGTGGCATCTTCAATCGTCAGTCTGCACAAAAGCAAGCTGCTAAGAATGGTCGCCGGGATGCAGAACAAGATTTCGGAACTAATCCTTGCAGTGAAATTATCTTGCGCCCGTATCAGTTCTGTAACTTGTCAGAGGTTGTTGTACGTGCATCTGACACGCAGCAAACCCTTACAGAGAAGGTTCGTCTTGCCACCATACTTGGCACGTTCCAATCCACGCTGACTGACTTCAAATATCTGCGTAAGATATGGCGAAACAATACGGAAGAAGAGCGGCTACTTGGTGTGTCACTGACAGGTATTATGGACAATGCCATGATGTCTGGTAAGTCAGCGCACCTTGGTAAAAACATAGGGGCTACACTGAATGCACTAAAAGAACAGGCAATATCAACTAATGCAGCTATGGCTGACCAGCTTGGTATACCACAGTCTGTTGCCATTACCTGTGTAAAGCCGTCAGGAACAGTGTCACA